CGCCGCCGTTCGCGAAGGGCAGAACCCCCTGGAACGCCGCCCCCACGACCGAGGCCAGCGCCCCGCCCAGCGCGTTCTGCACCGGCCGCATCGCCGCGGAATAGAGCGTGTCGGCCAGTGACCGCGCCAGCCCGCGCATCGCATCCGACAGGCGGTGGCCGTCGAAGATCACCCCGTCGAAGGCCCGGCGCAGGCCTGCGCCGAAGCCGCGCGCCATCCCGTCCAGCTCACGCCCGGTCCAGGCCATCGTCCGGCCCAGGCCGGCCAGATCGGCCTCGAAGCCCCCCATCTCAGCCGAGGTCTGCGCCAGCCGCGCCTCCAGCGCCGCCAGCTGCGCGTTCAGGTCGTCGAATTCGGTCATCGCCATCCCTCGGGTTCGGGCGGTCGGGGTAGCGCGCCATCAGGCTGTCGAGCCGGGCGCGGGTGAACCCGCCCGCCGGGGCCTCGCGCCCCAGCATCAGCATCAGTTCGACCGGGGTGAGGGCCCAGAATTCGGCCGGCCTCAGCCCCAGCCCGTGCAGCCCGGCCCGCATCAGGCCGGGCCAGTCCAGGCCCGGTTTCATGGCGCGGGCAGCGCGAAGGCGCGCGCCAGCAGCTGCGCCGCGGCCTGCGCCGCCGCCGCCGCGCCGCCCTCGATCTCGGCCTCCATCAGCGCCGCGGCCGGCATCCGGTGGCCGCCGCCGTGCAAGCCCGCGAGCAGCAGCTTCAGCACGTCCGCCGTGCGGAACCGCCCGCCCTCGAACCGCTCGACCAGGGCCACCAGGCTGTCCGCGTCCAGTGAAGCCTCCAGTTCGGCCAGCGCCCCGAGCGTGAGCTTCATCACCCGCCGCTCGCCGTCGATCACCAGCGCCACCTCGCCCGCATAGGGGTTGGTCATGCGTCACCCTCGCCCGGCCCCGGCACCGTGTCGTCGATCGGCGGGGGCTGGTCCGAGCCGTCCCCGATGCTGTCGGTCGGGTCGGGCGCGCCGGGGGTGAAGGCGGTGAAGGCCAGTTGCCCGGCCGAGGCCATGCTCAGCTCGTAGGTCGCCTCGCCGTTGTAGGACCCGGCGAATTCCAGCGAGGTGATCTGGAACGGCCCCTCGACCGTGCCGAAATCGGGGATCACGACCTGAAAATCCGGGATCTCGCCGGCGAAGAAGATCGCGCGCGCCCGCTCGTCGGTGGCCGCATCGCGGAACACGCCCGAGCCCGACAGGCTTGCGGCCTTGACCCCCGCCCCGGCCAAGAGCTCGCGCCAACCGCCGGGGCTGTTCAGGCTGGTCACATCGACCGTCTCGGCGTTGAAGCTCAGCCGCGTGGCGCGCAGGCCCGCGACGGTCTCGAACAGCCCGTCGCCGGACATGTCCATCTTGATCAGCAGATCCTTGCCGCGCTGCACAGCCATCGGCGTCACTCCTTCAAGGGGCCGCGCTCAGGCGGCGTCGATTTCGATACGGGCGCGGAAGCGCAGGTCGATGCGGCGGATCGTGCCGCCCTCGAGCCGCCGGGCGCGGGCGTCCTGGAACCAGATCGCCACCACCCGCCCCCCGGCCAGCGGCGGGCTGGCCCAGGCCAGCAGCGCCGAGATCCGGGCGGCGGCCTGCTTGGCGGCCAGGAACCCGGCCGCATCCGTCACGACCGAGACGCTCAGCCGGTGTTCGGCGCCGGGGCCGGTGGCATCGCCCCGGTCCAGCGCCTCCTCCTCGCCCAGGACCACATAGGTGCCCTGCGGCGTGCCGGGCGGCGGGGCGTCGTGGATGCCCGAGACCAGCGCGGCCAGCGCGCCGTCGCCCGCCAGCAGCTGAAAGATCGCGGCCTGCAGGCCGGGGGCCAAGACGTAGCTCATGCCGGCACCTCTTCGCGCAGCAGGCAGACCAGAAAGGCACCGGCCGGATCGGCCTCGGCCACGGACAGGATGGTGAAGATCCGCGCCCCCTCGCGCAGGCGCTGGTCGGGGCGGGGGCGCTGCGGGCTGCCCTGCGGGGCGGCGCGGCAAAAGGCGCGAAACAGCGTCGCCCCCTCGGGGGCGATCGGGCCCAGCCGCTCGCGCCCGGCACCGGGGCGCAGCTCGGCCCAGAGCGTGCCCAGCGCGACCCAGGTCAGGGCGTGCCCCCCGGCGCCATCGGGGGCGACGACCGCCTGCTCCAGCACCATCGCGCGGTTGAGCGCATGCCGGGCCATCAGCGGTGCCCCCCGGCGGTCACCCGGACCGGCAGCCAGGGCGCGATCAGCCCGGCCACGGCGGGCGGCAGATCGGCGCGCACGCCGCTGCGGGCGTGGTAGTGCTCGGCCGCCAGCAGCAGCACCGCCTGCGCCAGATCGGCAGGCACATCGGCCCAGGCCGGGCCGAAGCCCGCGGCGAAATCGATCTCGACCCCGCCGCCGGGCGGGACCAGCGGCAGCATCGCGCCCAGGGCCACCACCTGCGGGCGGTGCCGGTCGGCCTTGAGCCGCCAGCGCGAAGGATCGACCGGGATCGCGCCGCCATCGACGGTGCGCAGCCGCACCGCCAGCACCTCGGCCACCGGCGCGACCGGCAGCGCCTGGGCATCGAGCCAGCGCCAGCCGTCCAGCGCCAGCCGCAGCACGCGCGCCAGCAGCACCTTGCCGGTCCGGGCCTCGATCACTGCGGCGGCGGCGGCCAGGAACCCGGCCAGCTCGGCGTCCTGGCTGGCCTCGTCGGCAAAGCCCGCGCCCAGGCGCAGTTGCGCGCGGAACGCGGCCACGGGCAGCGCCGCGGGATCGGGCGGGGTCAGGACGGTCAGGTCCATCGGGGCGGCCTCCGGGAAATCGGGAAAGGGTCAGGGACGGGCGGGGCCGAAGCCCCGCCCTGGGGCGCGTCACGACACGGCGAAGCGCAGCAGCTTGATCGCGCGGAAGTCGGTCACGTCGCCGCCCACGCGCTTGGTGGCGTAGAACAGGACGTTCGGCTTGGCGCTGAACGGATCGCGCAGCACGCGCAGGTCCGGGCGCTCGGCGATCGTGTAGCCCGCGCGGAAGTCGCCGAAGGCGATGGCATGGGCGCCCGCCGCGATGTCGGGCATGTCCTCGGCCACCAGCACCGGATAGCCCATCAGACGCGCGGGCTCGCCCGCCGCCAGGCTGTCCGACCACAGGAAGCGGCCGTCGCCGTCCTTCATCTTGCGCACCGCGCCCGCGGTCTTCGAGTTCATCACGAAGCTCGCGTTCGCGCGGTAGCCGGCATCGAGCGCATAGACCAGATCGACCAGCGCATCGGCCGGATTGACGCTGTCGAAGTCGCCCGCGGTGCCCGTGGGGATGTAGCCCAGCTCGCCCCAGACCGCGGTCGCATCCGGTGCGATCGTGTGGTCCAGGATGCCGCGCGGCTTGTCGACGCCGTCACCGGCGACAAAGGCCGCGGCCTCGGCGCGGGCGAACTTCTGCGCGATCCGCTCGGCCAGCCAGCCCTCGACGTCGAAGGCGCTGTCCTCGAGCAGCCGCTGGCTGGCGCGCGGCATGGCGCTCAGCTCGTGCAGGCGGATCTGGATGCGGTCGATCACCGGATTGGCGCTGACCGCGGTCGGGTCGGCCTCGGTCGCCCAGCCCGAGCCCACCTCGCCATGGTCGACCAGCACGTCGTACTGGCCCGCCTCGACCTGGACGACATTGGCGATGCCGCGCAGCGAGGCCGCCGAGCCGAGCGCCCCCTGGATCCGCGCCGAGGTCTGCGGATCGACCAGATAGCCGCCCTCGGAATTGACGGCGGTGTTCAGGCTCTTGCCCTCCAGCACCAGGCCGCGCAGGGCGTCGTCATCGCCCGAGCGCAGATAGGCGTCGAAGGCCTTCAGATGCAGCCCGTCATGGGCTGCGGCGCGCTCCAGCGCGGGGCGCGCCACCGGGGCGCGGGTGGAAAACTTCCGGTCCAGCATGGTCAGTCGCTCTTCCTGCTTGCTCAGATTGCCGATCACCTCGTCGCGGAAGGATTTGATCTCGTGCACAAAACCCTCCATCGCCGCCTCCAGTCGCGCGTCCTCGCCGAGGTCCGCGCCGAAATCCCGGGTCTCGCCCCGAACCTCGTCCGTCATCCGTCACTCCTTTTCTGGCCGCGCAGCACCGCCGCGGCCCGTTCGAACCCCGCGGCCAGCGCCGCGATCCGCCCGCCCGCGGCCTTGGCCGCCAGACGCGCCTGGGGCAGCATCGGGAAGGTCACCAGCGACACCTCCCACAGCTCCAGCTCGATCAGCCGCCGCCCGCCGCCCGGCAGGGGTTCGGCCTTCACCGTCCGGTAGCCGATCGACAGCCCGTCCAGCGCACCGGCCGCCAGCAGCGCCGCCGCCTCGCGGCCCTTCGCCACATCGGTCAGGATCCGGCCCTTCACGCGCAGGCCGCGCTCGTCCTCGGCCACCTCGTCCCAGATGCCGATCGGCTGGGCCTGGTCGTGCTGCCAGAGCATCCGCACCCGGTCGCCCCGGTCGGCCAGGCGGCCCAGCGCCGCGCCATAGGCGCCGGGCAGGACCACATCGCCCCCCCGGTCGCGGATGCCATAAAGGCTGGCATAGCCCGCCACCGTCACCGCGCCCGCCGCCTCGGCCACCGCCGCCAGACCGGGGCCCTGCCCCAGGAATTTCGTCTCCAGCACGGTCATCCGCGCCCCTCCTGCCCTTGGTGCCGAAACATCGCCGCTCACAGCCGCACCGCCATCAGCGCCATCGCGCCATGCACGACCACCCCGGCCGCCACCCCGTAGACCGCCAGCCACAGCCGCTTCTCCAGCCGCTCGACCGCCGCCTCGATCCGGCCCAGCCGGTATTCCAGCCCTGCGCGGCGCTCCTGCTCGACCTTCTCCTGGGCCTCGATCCGGGCCTGGGCGAGGTCGAAGCTGTCATAGAGGAAGCGCGACCCGCCCACCGCCCGCCGCTGGGCCGCGCTCATCCCTCGGCCACCTT